CGAGCCCGGTGGCGCATAAGAGTACGCAAGCGTTCGCAAAGCCTGCATCTGAGCTTCGATTTCTTTGAGTGTTTCGGGAGGGCAATCAGGTGCTCGCCCCATTTGTTTCCTGAGTTCCCTCTTAAGATAACGACCAAGCGGTAATTTTGCCCTTCCATGCATGAGAATATTCGGGACGTCGGGTTCAGCATAGTTGTTCTCCATAAGCGTTGAAGCAATTTCTGGGATAGCGGTCGCCCCGATACCGGGGCGACGGGACATCAGTGCAAACTCTGGAGTGCGACCCTCCAAACGAGGGTCAGTTGGCGCAGTCATTTTTTTTGTTACATAGCCTGCAATATAACGCGCGCTGGCCGGTTCAAGACGCGCAAGTTCAATACGCCCCTGGCCCCACAGCTCGAACATACTGTTACAACTTTCGCAGCAAGACATTGGCTGGTCTTTTCTTGGTTGTCGTGTTTGCCCGCGGGGACATGTAGGAAATCCGAATAGAGCAATGTGATAGTGGGGTCGTCCTGTTTTGTCTCCGTATTCTCCGACTGCGAAATATCGGATTCGGTGGGGATAGATTGACTTCCGCAGTCGCTTAAAGAATTGCTGCACATGCGATTTCTCCAGATTGATTTGATTGTTGTCAGCGTAAGTCAGCGTGACGAATGCGTTCTCCTTGTATTGATAGCTTTCGAGCATTATGCGATGCGTCCAGATTCGCGCTCGATTAAAGCGACAGGGAAGGCATTGGCCGCAGCCAAATGCCTTCCCACCACGGACGAATGGATTTTTGCACAGCATTACATGCGATGCCCTATGCGGAGCCTACCGGCCTGTCCTCTGCGCCGGCTAGGGCTGCGCCGGCGGGATGAGCTGCGGCGACGGCCGCTACTTTTTCTTCTCCGTCTCATTTTACCTCCTGTTTAGGAAATAGCGGTCATACCGCTCGTTAGATGCGCGCGTGCGCAATTTGTAGTTCTGATTGCCGACGTCGTAATACCACTCCTTTCTCCAGTTTCTAGGAACGTGTGTCGGTGGGTTATATGCCGTCGAAATTGACGGCATTACCATGTTTCTGATCGCCCATGCGATCTCGGGTAAGAACGTGTCCTCGATTTGCTGCTTTACGGCTGCCCCTGGGATGGGAGCGTATCCGCCGTCTGCTGTTTGGGCGAAATGGACGTCGGGGACGGTGCCAGCCTGTTCGTAAGGGATACCAGCAGTGACTGCAGTAGTTTTAGAGGGTCCAACTTGAACCCCGGGAATTCCAGCGTTGGGCTGTCCAGGGATAAGATGACCTTCGGCGTCGGTGGCGATCCCGGGTCCTGTTCCGGGTTGGTTAAGTTTTGCGATTTGGGCTCTGAGTAAGTCGTTTTCCAGCTGTCCGCGCTCGAGGGAGAGGGCGGCGGCGGTACGGGTAACTGCGGTGGTACGACTATTACTTGATTGGGTGGATTGGATTGCTCGGGAGATGTCTTGGCCCGCAGCAGATACCCCATAATCGCCTCCGCCGATTGATTGGGGGCTATAAGATACAAGGTTAGAGCCAAGAGCGGCCAACGGAGCAATTCCAGCACGTTTTGCATCTTGCACTTTCCATGAGATGCCCGACTGAGCGAACTCTTTCTGCCGCTCATACTCACGGTTTTGTTGTTTCTCGGCGTTTTTATTCCCCAGGATGCCGCCGAGAATTGAGCTTCCTGCGGAAATGAGGGCCGGTGCGAGAGCGGCTAGCATTTTACTCTACTCCAGAAGTTTCGCTTAGGTTTAGCTCCGCCCATTCCACGGCGTTTAGTGAGGCTGAGAGCATGTAGCACTTCCCGTCTTCGCTTACGGCGAGCACAGATAGGCACTTCCCCGGGAATGTTAAATCGCAATCCGGAAGTGAGGGCAGGGCCACGATTTGCTTTAATACGCGATGCATTGCGATTCTGAGGGGAGATGTTTCTAGAGGGTCGAGTCGGGTCATAAGTTCTTCGATCGTCAGTCGGGTTAAGGTTGACATCGGGGGTCACCATTATTGTTTGCGCTAACGGTCGCACCGGGACCGATAGCAGGTTGTCAAGCATCGTGCGGGACAGCGGAGCTAGCGATGGGTTGGTGAGATCGCGTCCGTACGTTTTATTTCTAGCCATGCTAGGTCCTCGGTTGGTGTCAGTTAGCGCAGTACGTCAACAAGGTAGACGTACATGGGGTTGCTTTAGTGGGGCTCGACACTCGCCCCTTGCACCTTTCGAAGTGAGGCCGGGGTCTCACCAGGAGCGCTTCCTCGCCGACCCCCTTTTTGTGAGGGGTCGGCTCCGGGAGCGCTTGAGGTGGTTACTTTTTGAAAAAAGATTGAATGGGATTTTGAGGTGCCGCCTGAGGGGCGGCTTGGGGAGGTGTTGGGGGCGCCTCTGTGGGCGTTGCCTCAGGCGGTTGGTTTGCTGAGGGAGTTTCCTCAGTGAATTGTTTCTTGATTGCCACCGCTATGTCCTCCGCCAAGTTTGGCGTCGGCGCGGGTGGCTCAAATACTTCCTCGTAGGGTGAGGTAGGATCGTAGTCGTCGCCCACGTCGAAGTCGTCGGCTTCCTCGAAGGTCTCATGACCTGAATTGAGGGCGGCCTGCCGGAGTGCGTGCGAATGAATCATCGCGCGCATCGTTTCCGCCATAGTCGGCTGCTTAATGAAGCCGACAGGAGGGGCGACTGGTGTTGGGTCAGGATATTCCTTGCCGTCGCGCATAAAGTCGGTGTGTTGAGGGCGGACGCGCTTAGGCGGAGGCACTTCGTTTCCAGCTACCTTTTGAGTCTGCTTAGCCATCGTTTTCTCCATGAAAAATGGGCGAGTGATAAAATCACTCGCCCAGCTTACCCCGCGTTGCTTTTTTAGTAAATGAAGGACTGGGCGCTGCCTGCAACCATCCGCCTAGCCTGTATAGAATGATTCGCCATGATCCACAAGAGGTCTGAGCTCTGATCGGCGAAAGGCCGCTCCGGAGGGACGCAGTTCACAAAGTCCGCGTTTAGTGCGGGTGTGGAGCCGAACTCGCGGGCGAGGTGCCAGGTGTCGAGGGTGGTTCGGAACTCTCCGCTGACCGTGCTTTCCGCGCTACGGTACTCCGCGTAGCGGTCGCTGTAGCCGAAGGTTCCGTTCGGCGTGGCGTGCGCGGCGTAGATTTCTTTGTTGAGTATTTCTTGCTGGCCGATGTGCTGGAGTTCTTCCTGCCAGAAGTCTTCTTTGGTCGTCCGGCTCCAATGCCGGGCGAGCCCTTGCATGTAGATGGTTTTTGGCCTGACGGAGAGGAGGGTAAAGATGAAACCATGTTCTTCAAAGTATCGGCGATACCGATTAGAACGCATCGCAGATATTCCATGCCCGCGTAGCGTTCCGACAGGGTCCGTGCCCTCAGCAGTCTGCAGAACTTCAGAGAATTGGATAGTCTGCTTTCCACCTCCAAGGTACTCGGGGCGCTGTAGTCGTGCATCGGAAGATCTAACTCCGAGGTATCGGAGATATTCAGTATATCGCGATCCATAGCGTGCTCTTGCCTCTTCATAACGTTGTAGCGCGAGGGCCTCGCGCAGGCGAGTGACAGTGATAGCCGATGCGTCGGTTAGGTCGGCGTAAATTTGCGGGATGTTTGTTGCGCTCGAAGCGCCAGTCGTTTGACCTTTCATTTTTAGCTGATTTGACGCGTGACCCCACGAGAAGGGGTAATTAACGGGCGTCGTCTTGTCCGTCTCATAAACGTTGTGATTTGCGTCGGTCGCGGTTCCGCTTTCGACGCCGATTCCCGTCACGGGTGCTGTAGAGCCCAGGGGGATAGTGATCGAAGGGCCTTTCTGCTCCCAAGGGCGGGCAGCAGTAAAATAGTCCTTTTCCCAGGCGCAGTTTTGAAGCGCTACTGACGTCGTGGTGTCTGCGCCGGATGCCTCTGAGATAGCCAATAGGCTCTGGAGGTCTTGGTCTCTGTACCATTCGTTCCAGATGAGGTTGTAACCCCGGAACGGCAAAGCCGACACCGGCAAGGACGGGACCCCTGGTGGGACGCCGAGGTAATCGGCGAGGGAGCCGACGGCGATGCCAGTGGAGACGGGGGTCGTGAAGGTTGGGTAGACGGAGGCGTCCATTCCGTCCGGCCCGCCTGTGATGAAGTCTTCCCAGTCTTCCCAGACGAGTCGGTGGGGGACGAACCAGTGATGGATTCGGACATGCACCGGATGCATAACGGGCGTAACAAGGGGAGAGCACCGCAGGAGCATAGAAGTAGCTTGCTGGATTGAGTCACCGGGAAGCACCTCCGTTAGGTTTATAGGAACAAGCGTTCCGAGGTTGCATGAAAGAAGCTTTGTATTGCTGAGCGAAAACTTATTGCGTTTCATATCGATCCCTTTTTTGCGAAACGTCTCACTTTAGCTTCCAAATTTATTCTGCCGCCTTCTGTGGCGTCAATCAACGCATTTTTAAACGTGAAGTCTTTCGAGCCCGGTGGCGCATAAGAGTACGCAAGCGTTCGCAAAGCCTGCATCTGAGCTTCGATTTCTTTGAGTGTTTCGGGAGGGCAATCAGGTGCTCGCCCCATTTGTTTCCTGAGTTCCCTC